TGTAATGTCATATTATGACAAAATCATATTTTAGATATAGTGAATTTAACTCGCCTGACATACCTGATAGTGGTCGCAACATGCAGCCTTCTTTTTTACGCATGCTCAACCATGCACGTCAAATTGCAGGGATACCATTTAGAATTAATTCAGGATTCAGAAGTAAAGAACATAATGCAAAAGTGGGAGGGACAGAGACTTCATCACATCTTACTGGACACGCTGCCGATATTCACTGTACATCCTCAACATACAGATACGAAATCGTATCAGCTCTTTTACAAGCTGGATTCAATAGGATTGGAATAGCAGAGACATTTATACATGTAGACAATGACCCTAATAAAACTCAAAAAGTAATTTGGACTTATGCTTAAAATATTAAAAAGACTATTAGGATTCTCTGACAAGAATGATATATCAGGATTAGGACTTGAAATAAGAGAGCTAATTAAAGGGAAAGAAATAGATCCTCAGCAATTAATACAACTACAATCAGAAATTAATAAAATGGAAGCACAACATAGAACTATATTTGTTGCTGGTTGGAGACCATTTATAGGATGGGTATGTGGTTTTGCACTTGCATACAACTTTGTAATAAGAGATATGTTAGTATGGTATTTTGGGGAAGGTCAAGCACCACCAGCTTTACAAATGGAACATTTAATGACAGTATTAGTAGGAATGTTGGGTCTTGGTGGTATGAGAACATTTGAGAAATTAAAAGATAAATCTAAATGAGAATAGATAAACCAAAATGTGGTTGTGGTAATACTCAAGATCCTAATGGATATTGTGATGGTACACATTTAAATAATGCGTAAAACTATATCTACATATATATTTAAACCAAAAAAGAAAAGGCCTGGGACACATTCTAAAAATGCTAGTAAAGGACAATCTGGTTATAAAAAAAAATATAGAGGACAAGGACGTAAACATTAATTGTTTAAAATTAATTTACACTATCTATGTACTTTGTCAAAAAAAGTCAATAATTTTGGTGGGTAGTGGTAAATAATAATTATGCCAAAAAAATTATCTAGAAAAAAATTAATTGAAAAATTAGATAGTATATTTAGTAAATATATTAGACTGCGTGATGCTGATAAAGAAGGATATTGTAGATGTGTAACATGTGGTCAAAAATATCATTGGAAAAAAATACAAGCTGGTCATTTTATATCTAGAAAACATTATAGTGTAAGATGGAATGAAGAGAATGTTCATGCTCAATGTGTAGCGTGTAATGTGTTTAGATCAGGAGAGCAATATAAATACTCTCTTTTTTTAGGAAATGAAACTAGTTTAGATTTATTAAATAAGTCAAGAGAAATGGTAAAGTTTGCAGATTATGAATTAGAAGATATGATAAAACTTTATAAAGAAAAGATAGATTCTTTGGATTCTTTTGTAGGTACTTAGCCTACGTATTGTTCTTTGTTTTTTAGAAAGGGGATAAATATTTTATCCCTTTTTTTTTTATTTACAATTTATTTTTATAATTTTATTTTATGATTGAATTACATTATATAAAATTGCTTCAAAAAAAGCAGGAGGAAATAGACGAATTAAGGTCTATTTTGTTTATGATATTAAAATCAAATAAAATAAGCAAAGAAGAGAAACAACTTATAATTAATAATTTTTTTAAAGATGATAAAGAACAATAAATCAACTAGAATCACACAAACACAAGATTCTATAAGTAAACAAGGAGCTGTAGATAGAGCTACCGAAATAGCATTAAATCCTGTATGGATGAAAGCTACGCCAGAACAAAAACAAAAAATATTGGCAGATATATCATTGTTAGGTAAATTTTTATATTTTGAAAAAAACTTATTACCAACAACTGAAGATTACAAAAATTTATATAATTTAGATAAACAAGATTAATAATGGAATTAAAAGGAACTATAAATAATATATTAAACACAGAAACTTTAGGTAATCCACCTAAACAAATGACTGTAAAAAAAATCGTAGTTAAAACACCAGGTAAATATCCTCAAGATGTAGCAATAGATTTTTTAAATAAAAACATTGATTTGTTAGGTCAATTTAAAGTTGGAGATGTAGTTAATATAAAAGTTAATTTAAGATCAAAAGAGTATAAAGGAAAATGGTACTCTAATATTATCGGTTGGCAAATCGAATTAGATCAAGCAGAAGTAGAATCTTCACAACAATTACCAGACACTAACGACCTACCATTCTAATGATACTAGACCCATACGAGCTTTATAATAGATTACTAGACATAAAGCATGGTCGTATAAAAGAGGGTCTAAAAATAGGTATACCAGAAATTGACGAATACTTACGATATAAACAAGGCAATTTTAATTTATTAATTGGACACGCGAACGTTGGCAAAACTACTGTTATATTGTATTTATTCGTCCTCTGGGCACTAAAACACAAACTTAAATTTTTAATTTGGTCTTCAGAAAATACTCCACAATCTATACAAAGAAAGATTATTGAGTTTAAAATGAAAAAACCAATAACACTAGCAGAAGATGACGAGATTAAATCAGCACTGGCTTGGTCAACACGATATTTTAAAATAATAGACGTAGAAGACTTATATTCATATAAAGAACTATTACAAGAAGCATCTGCTATTAAAGAAACGTGGGATTATAACTCAATATTAATAGACCCTTATAATTCTTTAATTAAAGACAAACAACTATACAAAGAAGTAGGAGGACACGAGTACGATTATCAAGTTGCTTCTGAATTTAGATTATTTGCTAAAAGAAATAATATAACAGTATTTTTAAATGCGCATGGAGTAACTGAAGCATTACGTCGTACTCATGTAAAAGGTCATGAATACGAAGGACTATCTATGCCTTTAAATATGGCTAGTGTAGAAGGCGGAGGTAAATGGGGTAATAGATGTGATGATTTAATTTGTATACATCGTTATACATCACATCCTACTGATTGGATATACTCAATGATCCTTGTCCTTAAAATAAAAGAGATGGAGACAGGTGGGAGATGTACACCTTTTGATGAACCTATTAAATTAAAAATGGAAAAGAATAATATAGGTTTCACTTTTATGGACATGGATCTGATGAGTAAAAATAAAACAATAGAATTTTGATAAATATAATGTTTTGTATAGCGTTAGTAGTTTTATTAATTGGTCAAATTAATAGAGCGGATATATACATTGCATTAATAAAAGGATTAATGGTTGGCGTCCTATATCACAAAGAGCAATACGATGATGGCTTTGACGAATATACTTTACAATGTTTGTTGGGAATCGTAAATATAACAGTGAAATGGGAAAGGGAGCGCAATGGCTAGAAATAGTAGCTAAAAGACATAACGAGTGGATTAAAATAGTAAATGGATTTGGCGAGTATGATTACGCAGAAGATATAGTCCAAGAAAGTTATTTAATACTTTATAAATATGCAAAACCTGAAAGAGTTATTAAGGATAATGAAATTAGTAGGGGTTACATGTATTTTACTCTACGTACTACTTATTATTTATACTATAATTCAAAACGTAAAGTTAGTAAAGTTTCTATCGATGATGGTTTATTTCAGTTAGAAGATAAAGCAGATTTAAGTGAACAAATTGCATATAATAAAATATGTCAAAAAATTGATCAAGAAATAGATAATTGGCATTGGTATGACAGAAAACTTTTTATTCTATATAGAGATACAGATATGAGTATTAGAAAAATAGCTAGTGAAACTAAAATAAGTTGGGTTAGTATATTTAACACACTTAAAAATGCAAAAAATATAATTAAAGATAAATTATCAGAAGATTACGAAGATTACAAAAATCAAGACTATGAGCGATTATAATAAATTTAAAGCAAATTTTGAATATCAACAAAAAGTAGCCGTTAAGGGATTTGGTGATACAGTTGAAAAAATAACTAAAGCTACAGGAATTAAAAAGGTAGTTGACACTGTTGCAGATGCGTTAGACGTAGACTGTGGTTGTGATAAAAGAAAAAAGAAATTAAATGATTTATTTCCTTATATAATGCCTGAGTTAATGACAGAAGATGAATTTAATTTTTTAGATTTAACTTTTAAAAATGAAACAAATAAAATACAAAATCCTGAAAGAATACTTAAAATATATAATAGAGTATTTAAGGACAATAAAAAAATGACAAACTGTAGTCCGTGTTTTGTTAATACAGTTTATAATAAATTAAAAGCAATTTACAATGAGTACAAGTAAACTAGACTTGATTAGAGAATTAGAATATCAAGATAATTTTGAAAAGTTAGGTGATACATTAATTGAGTGGTCAAAAAAATCTAATAATAAAGAATTAAAAGAATGTAAAAAATATTTATCTGAAATTGGTATGTATGTAGCGGTTTTAGAAATGAATATTAAAACAGCACGTATAGCTGTTAAAGATTATCAAAATAGATCTATAATATATAGAAATAAATATTTTGATATGAAAAAACAACTTGAAGAAATAAAGAAACAAAATAAAAAAATGAAAGATG